TCTCGCTCGACAATTTTGACGGACGAGGTGTAATCATATTAAATATCCATAAAATACTTAACAAAATAAAAATATAAATTCCCTAAAATAAAATTAAAATTATTTCAAAAACTTGTTGACAGAATCATAAAATAATTATATAATACATTTAACCTCAGAAAACGAACTGAGGAAATAAAAATAATATAATATAAAAGGAGAAATGATTTATTATGACGAAGAAAGAATTGTTAGTGAAATTTGCAGAAGTACTAAACGAAAAGAAAGAAGCATTTGAGGCTGATAAGGTTGAAAAATCAAAAAAGATTAGTAAAAAAGACGCTGAATTCTATGGTGAATGTTTTCTTGAGTTAATTATGGATACTGTTGCAAATGATGATTTGAAACTTGTTGGTTTTGGAAATTTTGAGAGGAAATTTAAAGAAGGTAAAACTGGTACTATTAATGTTGGGCCGAAAAAAGGTGAAGAGTATAATAGTATAGATCATTATGTAATTAGTTTTAAAGCAGGTAAACCATTTAAGGATAAAGTTAATGGTATTGTTAGTGAAGTTAATGAAAATGGGAGTGAAGAATAGTATTTAGTTGATTGAATACATAGTATTTAATAGATTATAAAAATAATTAATGAAGAATGGGAGAGTTTTATTTTCTCCCATTCTAAACAAAATATAATTAATGAATAAAAGGAGAGATTTTTTAATTATGAGTAATTTAATAGTGAAAGGTAATACAACAGTTTGTGGAATAGAAGTACCAATTGTTTATGGTGGATTTGGGAAAAATCAAAAAGTTATGTTAGCAAAAACTGTTGCTGAGATACATAATATTGAATTGAAAGTTGTAAATCAAAATATAAAACGTCATATTAATGATGATTATTTTGAAGAAGGTATCGATTTTATTGATTTAAAAGGAACAGAATTTGAGGTCACTCTCAGTGACAGCAAAATATATACGAAAAATGCTTTAAATGCAAGTAAGAATATTTATTTATTATCTCAACGTGGTTATACATTATTGCTTAAATTAATGGATTCTGAATTAGCAAGAAAACAATATAAAGAAGTTATTGATGATTATTTTAAATTAAAAGAGAAAATAGAAAAGACAGAAAAAGTAAAAAAAGTAACAAGTAAAGATATAGAACGATTAGCAATAAGAATGGATGGTACTTTTAGAAGGAAAAGAGAAACTGCTTCTATTACTAAAATGATTGGAAAAGGTGAATTGCCAAAAGGACGTAAAACTTATAAAGATGTGACGAACATTACATATAATATTTTGTATGGTATGAATGCTAAAGAACTTAGAGATTATTTGGATTTGGGACAGAAAGATAATCTTAGAGATTATTTATCTCAGAAAGATTTAGAAGAAATTAGAGAGATTGAAGATGAAATACATTACATGGAAAAGAAAGGTCATAGTTGGGAACAAATATATGAAGAATTATTAGAAGAATATCCTGAGAAGATTAAACCCCAGAAAGCAAGGAAATCTATTAGAGAGATTAGGAATGGTAAGAGATTGGTGGTTGGGGATAAAGTTATTGGATTGTTAGGGTAGATGGTTTGATGTAGATAGTTTGATGGTTTTATGGTTATTTATAATTTAATTTATTGTAGGAAAATGCTCATCACGAAAATGTGGTGGGTATTTTTGTGTGATGGATTAAGTTTATTAGATTTATTTTATTTATATCAAGTGGGATAGTGATTGCAACACGATAAGATGTAAACCTTAACATCTTCCCACTTGTAATATTTTTTTAAGGTAAAGATTGATAAAATAAAATACGAGAGGTGGTATTTAGATGGGAAAAAGAAAAGTATATACAAGGGAAGAATTGTTGGAAATATTAGTACAACAATATAATATTAATAATAAGATTAAACAATCAGATTTTCGTTCAAAAAATGGTTTGCCTCATTATCAAACATATATAAAAGAATTTGGCAGTTGGAATGATGCGTTAAATTTAATTGGTCTTCCAACAAAAGATAGGGCAGATTATAATATTTCTCCTGAAACTCTTATAGATAAATTTAAAAACCTAGTAATCAAATTAGGTAAAGTTCCTTCTTTAAGTGAATTAGATAAAATAGATGATTTCCCTTCACATCAATTAATTTATAAACATTTTAATGATTATGATACTTTTGTTAATTCTTGTGGTTTTAATTATAATAAAATAAATGATGGCAAATTTAAAAAGGAATTCTTAATCAATGAAATTAAACGATTTGTTTCTGAGTTTAATAAAATACCTACACCTAAAGATTTTGAGAAATTAGAAGGTTATCCTTCAAGAAAAACTTTTACTAATCATTTTGGTAATTTTAATAATGTAGTAATTGAAGCAGGATTTGAACCTGTTTATATTTCTTTAGAAATGAAAAGAGAAAGAGATTTAAAAACATATACTAAAGATTTTTTAATAAATGAGATACATAGATTTATAAAAGAATTTAATCGTGTTCCAATAGCTAAAGATTTTGATAGTAATATTAATTATCCTTCAAGAGATAAATATAGAAAAATATTTGGTAATTGGAGCAATGCTTTGTTAGAAGCTAATTTACCTTTAAATCATGTTTTTTATTATACGGATGAATTTTTAGAATCAGAATTTAATAGATTTGTAAAAGAAAATGGTAGAATACCTATATTCAGAGATTTTAATAATAGTGAATATCCTTCATTTTGGTGCTATCAAAATAGATTTGGTTCATGGAATAATGCAGTTAAAGCATATGGCTATGAAACACAGTCTGATGTATATAATTTTGAAGTATTAAAAAATAAACTATTAGAATTTTGTTATAATATTAAAAACACAGAAAATAGAAATATTATAACTGTTTCAGATATAGAAAATTGTGATGAATTACCTAGTTATTCTTGTTATAGAAAACATTTTAAAAACAATGGTTATTCTATTAGATTATTTTTAAATGAATATGGATTTGATATTCCAAAAGAAGGACGTGGGATGAATTATACTTTTGAAGATGGTGAGAAAACTTCTTCTCAACATGAATTTAATTTTTCTAATTATTTGCGAAATAATTTAAACTTACAATATAATATTGACTATTTTAGGGATATAAAATATAAAAAATTTATTAAAGGATATAATAAAAATTCTAACTGTGATTATGTAATTAATTTAAATAATAAAGTATTATACATAGAAATTGCAGGTATATTAAGAGATTATAAAAATTTTTATATTCAAAATATAATAATAAACAGTAAGTCAAGAGAAGATTATAGAATAAACTTATATAATAAAGAAAAATTGTTAAAAGATAATTGTTTAAATTATCATATATTATTTCCATTTGATTTAAATGAAGAATATTTAGATGCTATATTTAATGATTTTATTAATATAAAGGAAGTGATTTAATGGCACATATAGTTAAAATCAAATATTTTACACAAGATAAAATAGATTTGATTAATCCTAAAAATATTGAATTATATGATAAATATTTAAAATCTAATATACTTAAGAATCGTGAGGTAAAAGAAACTACTTACAAAGTTTATGAAGGATTTATGCAACAATTTTTAGTTTATTTAGCAGAGGAATGGAATAATATTGAATTATATAGTGAAGATTTCTTTGAAAATTCTATTGACATAATGGAAGGATTTATGGCATTTTGTCAAGATACATTGCAAAATAACAAAAAGGTTATTAATACTAAACTTGCAACTGTATCTTCATTTTATATTTGGAGTGTAAAAAGAAGATTAATAGAATATCATCCATTTCAAGGTAAAATTGAAAGAATGAAAGGTGCTAATGATGAAAGAATTACTAAAGATTATTTTTTAACAGATGAACAAGTTGAACAGATTTCTAAGGGATTAGATGAAAATCCTAAATATGATATTCAAGATAAAATTCTTTTTCATTTAAGTTTAGATTCTGGCAATAGAATTGGTGCAATTTCTAAATTAACTCTATCATCTTTGGATTTAGAGAATGGTTTGTTTGAAAATATTCGTGAAAAACGGGGTAAAAGGGTAGAAGTAATATTTGATGATAAATGTAAAGAATATATAGAGCAATGGTTAGAAATGAGAAAGGAAATGGATAATCTTGAAATTGATGCTTTATTTATATCATTATATGGTAAAAAATATAATAAAATGAGTAAAGGTTCATTACAAAGGAGATCAACAGAGATTGGAAAACTTGCTGGTATTGATGATTTTCATATGCATTGTTTCAGGAAAACATCTATTAATAATGTAATGCTTTTAACTAATGATATTGAGACAGCAAAACTTCATGCTGGACATAAATCCACAGATACAACCCTCATTTATGTGAAACCTAAGTCAAAAACAGAGATTAGAGAAAAATTAAAAGAATTAAGAATAAAGAAAAAGAAAGAACAATTAGAGAAAGATAAAATAATAAGTGAATAAGTGAATAAAAACCACATTTTATTACAAAAACAATAAAACAAAAACAAAATTAAATTTTCCATAAAATAAATCTCCAATTTTCACTATTCTCCCTATTTTCATGTTGACACATTTATTTTTATATTGTATAATACAGATAGCACAAGAAACATACATATTATATATTATGCAAATACATATAAAAAGGTGGTGTTGATATGAAAATTAGGGATAGTCCTTTTAACTTATAATTATTAGTTGATTAAGTATAAAGAATGATAAAATAATTATAAAAAATTATAAAATTAAAAGGAGATAATATATTATGGAAGAAAATACGAACAATAAAATTTTAAAAGCAACACATTTTGGTAAAATAATCATTGGTGAAAAAGTATTAACTTGTGCAGTTTTAGAGGATGGTACTAGGATACTATCTAGTACAGCAATGTTTAAGGCATTTGATAGAGCTAAAAGAGGTAAAAATGCCGTGGAAACATTACCAGCTTTTTTAACTGCAAATAACCTTAAACCCTACATAGATAAGGCTTTGAGTGCTGTGGAAGGGTTTTCAGTAAAATATGTTGCAAAAGATAAAAGGATTTTAGATGGTTATAAAGCAGAAGTCTTACCTATTATTTGTGATATTTATTTACAGGCAAGACAAGATAATGTTCTAATGTCTAATCAACAACCTATCGCTTTAGTAGCAGAAATTCTTGTACGTTCATTGTCAAAAATTGGTATTATAGCATTGATTGATGAGGCTACTGGATATGAAGAAGAAAAGCAACGTGATGAATTACAAAAATTATTATCTTTATATGTAAGGGAAGAATTTTTACCTTGGACTAGAAGATTTCCATTGGAATTTTATAAAGAAATGTTTAGGTTAAAAGGTTGGCAATATAAAGGCAATGCTAAATCTCCATTAGTTGGTCAATATACTAACAAGTATGTTTATGATGTATTGCCAGAAGCAGTATTAGATGAATTAAGAAATAAGAATCCTTTAGTTAAAAATAAATCTAATCAAAATAAGTATTATAGAAAGTATAGATTTCATCAATTTTTAACTGAAAATATTGGTATACCTCATTTAGATAAACATTTAGCTTCAGTTATTACTATTATGAAATTGAGTGATAATTGGGAACAGTTTGAGAGTATGTTTGATAGATGGTATGATGAAAGTAAAGATGAAGATAATAATGGTAATGAGAATGAGATAATTAAATAATTAGAAATAAGTAGTTGAGGTAATAAATTTCAACTACTACTTGTGATTATTTGATTATATAACCTTCTTCCCCCACTTAGTCGGGTTGTATAATAAATATGATGTTTAATTAGGTGATAATTAGTTAGAAAGGTTTTTAAAAACCTTTCTAACTAATTAATTAAAATATTTTTATAAATATAGTAACGATTTATAAGATACTCCTCTATATTTTAAAAAATAAGGAGTTAGTTTTTAGATTGTTATAATAATTAAAAGGAGATGGTATAATATTGACAAAAAAGAAAACACATGAAGAATTTGTTACAGAAGTTTATAATTTGGTTGGCAATGATTATAAAGTTTTGAGTAAATATATTAATAATAATAAATATGTATTAATGAAACATAATAAATGTCAACATGAATGGGATATTAGTCCAAATAATTTTTTGAGAGGGAGAAGATGTCCTAATTGTGCTGGTAGCATACAATATACATATGAACAAGTAAAACAATTTATTGAAAGTTTAGGATATGAATTAATTAGTAAAGAATATAAAAATAATAAACAAAAATTAATATTTAAAGATAAAGATGGGTATTATTATATGATTACTTTTGATAATATTAAAAAAGGATGTATTCCTGATAAATTTATTAAATCAAACCCTTACACTATTCAAAATATAAAATTATGGTGCAAATTAAACAATAAAGAATTTAAATTATTAAGTGATACATATGAAGGTGCAGATAAATATTTACAATGGAAATGTTTAAAAGAAGAATGTGGTGAAATATTTGAAGCAAATTGGGGTAATATTCAAACTGGATATAATTGTGGTGTTTGTGATGGTAGACAAGTAAGATTGTCTAATTGCCTTGCAACAAGAAATCCAGAGTTAGCAACAGAATGGCATCCTAGTAAAAATGGTAATTTGACTCCATATAATTTTACTTGTGGCAGTGGAGAATATGCTTGGTGGTTATGTAAAGAATGTAATCATGAATGGTATGTTCGTATTGCTGATAGAAATAATGGTAAAGGTTGTCCTGAATGTAATAAATCTAAAGGTGAAAAAGAAATAAATAGAGTATTAACAAATAATAATTGGATAAAAATATTTCAAGAAGAGTTTAATTTATTAACCAAACAAGACAAATATAATAATTATTTTATTCCACAATATACATTTGATAATCTGATTGGTTTAGGTGGTGGATTGTTGTTGTTTGATTATTATATGCCAATATTAAATCTTCTTATAGAATATGATGGAGAATACCACTATAAACCTATTAAAAAATATAAAAATGAACCAATTAAATATGCTGAAGAAAGGTTAAAGAAACAGAAAATGCATGACAAATTAAAAGATAATTATACTAAAAATAATAATATAAAATTATTACGAATACCATATTGGGACTTTGATAAGATTGAAGAAATATTAGAAAGAGAATTAAACAGTTTAAATATTATAAATATTGCTATTTAATTTAATAAATATCTTGCATATTTCCTTCTTATATCATAATATACATATATAAAAACAAATTGGAGGGATATGTTTATGTATAATAAAGTAAAAATTTTTTATGTTTTAATATTATTACTATTTTCTTCTATATTTATAATTGGATGTACTAATCAATCATTTAATGACAATATTAAACTAAAAGATCAATACAAAGAAAAATATTCTAATCAATTCTCTACAAGATTTGAATTATTAACTAAATTAAGTATATTATTATATAATAATTCTTTAGAAAATGAATACGGAGATATTAGAACATTAGATGGCTATAAAGATTTCTTAAATGATTATAAAAATGTAAATGATAAAGAACAACAAAAAATGGTTAATAATATTAAAGGGTTTTATGATAATTATTTAGGATTAGTTATGAATATTGGTATGGAACAAATTATTAAAGAAAAATATGAAAATGGAGAATCAAATTCTATTAGAGATAATACTAAAATTAAGGAAAATAATAAGAAAATGCAAAAAGAATGTAAGAATTATCTTGATAATTTAACAGTTTATTTCAATTAAGAGGTGATTAAATTTAATCACCTCTTTTTATTATTTTAAGGAGAGGTGATATTTTAATGAATAACGATTTATCAATTTTAGTAAAAACAATACTACAACCTACTAGTGTAACCAATTTAAAAACTGAAGTAGAAAATTTAGTTAAAAATTTAAGCAAATTAAATATTGAGATAAAAATAGATGATAAAATTATTTCTACAATTAATAATATATCAAAAGTAATGGAAAGTATGAATATAGCAACACAACAAGCCAATAAATCTTCAACTCAAAATATACAAATAGTTAAAGAATTAGATGGTACTGTAAAAAAATATTCAGAAACAATAAAAGCAAATG